AATCGACAAGTTGAATTTAACGGAATTACAAATGTAGAAATTCCGACTAACCACCTTAATCTTGATATTGATCACGGATTAGTTAACGGAAGACGAGTAGAATATTTGTCAAACGGTAACACTGCAATTGGTGGACTAGTTAATCGCCAAGTTTATTATGTTTACGTAGTTGATAATAAAAGAATTAGACTATATTCAGATAAAAATCTAACACAAGTTGTTACCTTAACCTCGCAAAGTGAAGGAAATCACTTGCTTGATATAGTAACGGTAGCACAAGATCAAATTACTCTAATTGAAACTGACGATACTGTTCCTATTAACGGAGAAACAGTTCTTGTAAAGTTCGGCCAAGAAAATCAAGGATCAATGTATTATTATAATGGATCCATTTGGAACAAAGGCCAGCAAAAAATAACAGTAAATCAGTCTCCTTTATTTGATTTATTTGACGAGGATGGAAATAGCTTTGCAGACATTTCTGTTTACGACGGATCAAGTTTTGCAGGAAATAAGATTTTTTCATATAAAACTTCTTCACTTAGTGCCGACTCTGAATTAGGGTTCGGGTTATCTTATCAAAATATAGCAAATGTAGGAGACATATTATTTGAATTTAATCTATTAACAGATTATTTTCAATATAAAGAAAACTTTGTTACACTATCAAAAAATACAGATACTGGATTTTTAAAAATTATTCACGGATATAATCTTGAAGAATATTCTAATGGATGGTGTAAGAATTTAATTACTAATGCTCAACCTATTATTAGAATTTACGAAGGTACAGAATATAAGAATAACTTTCCTATTGACGTATACGATAATGCAAACGATTTATTAGATCTTGAAGTTAGAGTTTTAATTAACGGTAAAAGAATTCCAAAGACTGCGTTTACTGTAGAAACAGGAATAAACTACAAATACGTATCGCTTAATCAAAACAGTAGAATAACAATTACAGATTCAGATGTAATAACCTTAAAATGCTTTGCAAAACAAGCTAAGAATAAAAAAGGATATTACGAAATACCTTTAAGTTTACAAAATAATCCTTTAAACAATAATTTACAATACTTTACTTTAGGCGAAGTTATTGATCATGTATCTTCAATCTCTGAAAATATTCCAGGATTTGTAGGAAATTATATTGGACAAGGTAATCTTAGAGACTTAGGAGACACATCCTCGTACGGTACACGGTTCGTTCAGCACACATGTCCGTTAAATTTTAGCCTTTATCATCTTGGTTCAAAAACTGCTAATGTTCTAAAATCTGTTGAAGACGCTAAAGAAACGTATGCAACATTCAAAAGATTATTTTTAAGACTAGCCGAAGAATCAGGTTCTGGCAGCAATATTAGGGACCATGTTGATGAGATTTTATATCAAATAAATCAACAGACTCCTAAAACAAATCCTTATTATCTAAGCGATATGTTTGCCTATGGACCAAGTAAAAAAACTGAATATCCTGTGTTGGATTCTCGTGTAAAGATGTACCCAATTTCTGATGTATTTGATATGTCAGCATTATCAAATAAGTCAGTTTTAGTTTATCTAAATGGTGAACAACTACTTTACGGATTGAATTATACCTTTACTTCTTCAGGATATTTAGAAATCATCTTAGACATCAACGAGGATGACTTGATTGAAGTATATGAGTACGAGTCAACTGACGGAACTTTCGTACCTCCTACACCAACAAAATTAGGCATCTGGCCAAAGTTTGTTCCTGAAATTTTTCAAGATACAACTTATATTGAACCTACAGATGTTATACAAGGACACGACGGAAGTATTACTATTGCATTTGGTGATTATAGAGATGAATTGCTTCTAGAGTTAGAAAAAAGAATTTATAATAATATAAAAATCTCTTACAATCCAGAAATTTTTAACATTGAAGATACTATCCCAGGTTACTTTAGAAATACAGACTATGATTTAGATGAATACAATCAAGTCCTATCAAAATATTTTTATTACTGGTCAAGCCAGATAGATCAAGATTACACTAGATTACCAACGTATGACAGAACTAACGGCTTTACTTTCAATTATAGAGGAAACATTGCACCTGACGGAAGACCCGTGCCAGCACACTGGAGAGCAATTTATAAATGGCTCCTTGATACAGACAGACCGCATTCACATCCTTGGGAGGTTTTAGGATTTACTATTAAACCTGTATGGTGGGAATCAGTATATGGACCAGCGCCATACACTGCTAATAATAGAATTCTTTGGCAAGATTTAAATGACGGTGCAGTTCGAGAGCCAGGAAAACCAGTAACTAGAAAGTTGCACTACAAGCGGCCAGGACTGATAGATATGATTCCTGTTGACCATCAAGGAAGATTAATAAGTCCGTACGAAACCGGAATGGTCACTGGCGTAATAAATCCAAGCCCAGCCGGATATTTAGAATTTGGAGATCAAGGTCCAGTTGAGACAGCATGGAGAAGATCAAGTCTTTATCCGTTTGCTGCGCTTCTAGCCTTCTTAACCTTATCTCCTAACAAAACATTAGGAACTTGCTTTGATAGAAGTAGAATTGTAAAAAATAAAGCCAATCAGTTAGTATACAAAGACACCAATCTTCGTATAAGACTTCAGGATATAATTTTACCTTCGAATGTTAATGATGCTACTCGAGAATATTCCAGCGGATTAATAAATTATATCTCTGATCATATTTTTACTATCAACAATTATAATATTTCTAGTTATAAGAGTGACTTGTCGTCTTTAACAAATAGAATAGTCAGCAAACTTGGCGGATTTACCAGTAAGGAAAAATTTAGATTAATTCTTGATTCTAAATCTCCAACTTCTAAAAATAATGTATTTGTTCCGCAGGAGAATTATAACATTGTTCTTAACACTAGCTCTCCAATTAGAAAAATTTCTTATAGTGGAGTTATTATTGTTAAAGTGTCTGACGGATTTAATATTGCAGGGTATAATCAAGACGAACCGTATTTTAGTTACTATTCTAAATTACAAGACGGTCCTACTATTAGAATTGGCGGAATAAGCGAATCATTTACAGATTTTGATACTAACCAAACTTATGTAGCTGGAAAAGTAATTAGATACAACGGAAGATATTATAGAGTAAAAACTAATCACATAAGCGGAGATACTTTTGATAAAGATCTTTATGTCTTATTACCAAGTCTCCCAGAAACAGGCGGAGTAGTTGCCACTCTTGGTAAAGTTTGGGAAAAACGTAAAGTATTAAAATTAAGTTACGGAACTACACTTAGTACAATACAAGAAGTGGTAAGTTTTTTAGAAGGATACGGTATCTATTTAGAAGACCAAGGATTTGTATTTGACGACTTTAATACTAACACTGAAAGTATTTCTAATTGGAACACCAGCTTAAAAGAATTTATGTTCTGGGCTACTCAGAAATGGAAAACTGGAGCAGTTATCTCTCTAAGTCCTGCAGCAGAAAAAATTACTCTTAATACTGAGTTTTCAGTAGTTAATGATATTAAAGATAGTTTTTACGGATATAACATTTTAAGAGTTGACGGGCAAAAATTAGATCCTGATCTAACAAGCATTTATAGAACAGATAACAATTATTCAGTAAGTCCTGCAAACACTAGCCACGGAATTTATTCAGCTACTTTTTATCTAATACAAAAAGAACATGTAGTTGTTATAGATAATAGAACAATGTTTAATGATGTTATCTATGATTTAGAACCAGGGTATCGTCAAGAAAGAATTAAAATAAACGGCTACCTTACTCAAAGCTGGACAGGCGGATTTAGTATTCCAGGATTTATCTATGATGAAGCAGTAATTAAAGATTGGGAGCCTTGGACAGATTATTCGTTAGGAACAATTGTAAAGTTTAAAGAATTTTATTATAGTGCAAACAAATTTATTCCCGGAGTAGAACTGTTTAATAGTAATGAGTGGAAGCTACTATTAGAAAAACCTACACCTAGGTTAATTCCTAACTGGGATTATAAAGCAGAACAGTTTACTGATTTCTATGATTTAGACACAGATAATTTTGATGCAGGCCAACAAAAAGTAGCGCAACATTTAATTGGATATCAAAATAGACAGTACCTTGAAAATATTATTCGAGACGACGTAAGTCAGTATAAGTTTTATCAAGGTATGATTATTGAGAAGGGCACAAAGAATGTTTTAAACAAACTGTTTGACGTTTTAAGTGCAAACGACCAAGATAGTCTTGTGTTTGATGAAGAATGGGCTGTTAGAGTAGGAGAATACGGTGCAAGTGCAGCGTTTGATGAAATTGAAATTAAACTAAAAGAAGATAATTTTAAAATTAATCCACAGCCAATTGAATTTGTTAATTCTATTGATTCTAATATTGTTGACTCTGTTTACAGACAAGTGCCAACAGACCTTGTTGTTAGAACAGTTAATTATTCTAGTAATCCTTGGCCAATAAGATCTCATAAAACAAGATTTTTAAGAACTCCAGGGTATGTAAGATACGACGACGTAACACTTAGTGTTGATTCTTTACTTGACCTTTTAGATCAAAATCCAAATGAATTTTCAATAGGAGATTACATTTGGTGCGCCTTTGAAACATTAAATGCAGGCGGCGATTATTGGAATGTTTATAGAATTACTCGAGCACCATTTACTATTATAGGTGCAACATATGACAACGGAATCTTAACATTTGAATGTGATATAACTCCTAATTTATCTATTGGGGATGTATTTGGATTACAATCGTCAGGCGACGCTGACGGATTTTATACAGTGTCTGATCTAATAGACGATACTATAGTTGTAGAAAAAGAAATTCCAAACTTTCAAGGATTATCAGGCGCAACTAGAGAATTGATTTTTGTTAGTCAGAGACTTGAAAGTATTGATTTAGCTAATGAAATTTTATCTACAAATATTAAAGCCGGAGAACTGATATGGGCAGATTCAAATGAACAGTCTAACAACTGGGCAGTTTGGAAAAATTCTCCAGTATATGCTAAAGTAGAATTAAAAAATGATGAGCCAAGAACCGAAGAAAAATTTGGTATTGCCCTAGCTACAAACAAGCTTGGAACTACTTTGGCTGTAGGAACAGAACAAAATAAAGTATTAATATACAATGTATTCAATGGAACTTGGGGAAGACTACAAGAACTTACTGTGTCAGCCTTAGGTCCTATAGCAGATTTTACAAATAGCGGCTTTGGAACTAAATTGGCAATGTCAGAAGATGCAGAGTGGTTAGCTATTGCTGCTCCTCGTGCTTCTAACATTAAAACAACTTACCGCGGCAATTATAATTCAACAGCAAATTATAATGAAAACGACATTGTTCGAGTTGGAAATGTTCATTGGCAAGCTGCAACTAACTTATTAGATGCTGAAACATCAACTATTGATCAATTTGCTCAAGACTGGACTCCCGCAAGATTAATCGAAGCAACTAAATCAGGAACACCTTCTGGCTATGTTGGTCAAGGATTGGTTGTTTTATACAAAAGAATTGCTGATGGAACATACAGAGTAGTAACATCATTTACTAGCCCTCATCCTGTATTAAACAACGAAGAATTTGGTACAAAGATGAAGTTCTCTCAGTCTAATGGAGAGTATATTCTTGGTATAACAAGTCCTCTATCTGGAAAATTATATCTGTATAGATACTCTAACGTAAGTGACGATAGCGGCATTGAGTGGCACATGGATTATGATAGAAGGTATCGTGGCGCCTTTAGCAGTTTAATTGAGTATTACCAGGGAGATTTAGTATTTTATAATCAAAGTATATATGAAGCAATTGAGGATTTATCTGCCGGTGCATTTGATATTGATCAATGGACAGTAGTAACTGATAAAAATATATTAGGATATTTCCCCAACGATGTATTAAACATTGAGGACACTAGCCCTGCTTCTGATAAGTTTGCTTATGATTTTGATTTTTCTTCCTCAGGGGATCGTTTAGCGATATCAGCCCCTAATGCAGACAAGGTATTTGTATATCAGTATAATGGCAATAGCTACGATCTTATTTTACCAGTATTAGAACCGGCAACAGGCGATCTTGAAGCAAACACAAGATTTGGTGCCAGTGTAGCATTAAGCAGTACTGGAGATTCTCTAGCCATTGGAATTACAGACATAGTAGGCGCTTCCAACAACGGAAAAATATTTGTCTATGATTTAACTAGCGAAACCTATGAAAAAGCTCAAACTATTCGTAGTATCAGTGATGAGATTGACGAAAGATTTGGGTCAACTATTGAATTCATGAATGATGATAAAACACTATTAGTGTTTAGTAAGAAAGGCGACACCTTCCAAGACGGCAGCACTGTTATTCTAGATAACGGAAGAATAGATATATTTGACAAGTATTATACTAACTTCATATATGGAGAAAGTTTAACGTTTAATGATTCTTCCTTACTAAAATACGGAGAAAGTATTGCGGTAGCCGATAGTACTATACTAGTTTCGGCACCAGAGTATGACGATAGCTACGTTGAAAATACAGGAATTGTATATTCATTTAAAAAACTAAAAACTCAATACAGTTGGAAAAAACTTTATCAAGAGTCTGCAGTAGTAGACGTTGAAAAAATTAAAAAATTATTCGTTTATAATTCAAGAACAAATACATTATTAAATTACCTAGACGTAATAGATCCTGTGCAAGGAAAGATTGCCGGACCTGCTGATCAAGAAATTAAATTTAAAACCTATTTTGATCCTGCGATCTATTCTTATAGTAATAACGACTTAAACGTAGATGAAGGTTTAGACTGGACGTCGGAACAGGTTGGCGTATTATGGTGGGACTTAACCAACGCAAAATTTTTAGACAGCTATGTTGAAGACCTAATATACAGATCAAGCACATGGAATACCTTGCATAAAAATGCAAGTATTGATATCTACGAATGGGTAGAATCAAAGATTTTACCATCTGCATGGGACGATATTGCAGATACTGAATCCGGTTTAAGTCAAGGAATAAGCGGTCAAAGTTTATACGGCGATAATGCCTACAGTATTAAGAAACGATACGATAGTATTTCAAAAACATTTAAGAACACTTACTATTTTTGGGTTAAAAACAAAGTTACAGTGCCATCAGTAGCAGGAAGAAATATCAGTGCTACTGATGTTGCAAATTTAATTTCAGATCCAAAAGCTCAGGGATATCAGTTTGTTTCTTTCTTATCAAAGAACAGTATAAATCTTTATAATTTTAAATCATTACTTGAGAATAATGATGTAAATCTAAATTTCCAGTATTGGATAATTGATAAGACAGATAACAATTCACATTATCAGTGGAAAATTATTTCTGAAAACGAGAATACATCTATTCCTAAAGAGATTGAAGAAAAATGGTTTTACAGTTTAGTAGGCAAGGATGCTAATGATAGACCTCTACCGGATTTAAATTTACCTATTAAATTACGATATGGTATTGAATCTAGGCCAAGACAGAGTATGTTTGTTAATAGATTAGAAGCATTAAAACAACTATTTGAACGTGCAAATTCTGTACTAGCTAAAAATCTAATAGCAGATGATTATGACTTGAGCGATTTGTTAATGACTGAACCAAAGCCCTCGTCTGTTTCTAGACTTTACGATAGAGTTATCGATACAGAATTAGAATTAAGATTTATTAATACTGATAGTCTCCGCCAGGCAATATTAACTCCTGTTATTACTGATGGACGAATTACTGAAGTAGTTATTAGTAATTCTGGATATGGATATACAACTGCACCGTCTATTAAAATATACGGATCAGGAAAAAATGCAGATATACTACCAGTAATAAACTCAAAAGGCCAAATTACTGAAGTTTTAATTAATAATCCTGGACAAGGATATTCAGATGGTACACGATTAACAGTAAGATATTATAGCGTACTTGTTAATAGTGATTCTGCTGCTCTTAATCGATGGAGCATTTATCAGTGGGATAATGTTTCCTGGTTTAGAGCAAAAACTCAAACATACGATGTAACTCAATATTGGGATTATATTGATTATTATGCTACAGGTTACAACCAATTTACTAAAGTAGATTATGCAGTAGACGGTACTTATCAGCTACCATTACTTAAAACCAAAATTGGAGACACAGTTAAAGTTAACAATATAGGATCAGGCGGCTGGATAATCCTTGAAAAATATGCAGATAGTACAAGTGTTGATTATACTCAAAGTTATAGTGTCGTTGGTCGTTATCAAGGAACTATACAATTTAAAGATAATCTTTACAAATATAAAGAAGGTGGTGTTGGCTACGATGGAAGTTTATTTGATTCTGACGGGTACGATGAATTTGCCTCAGTCGAATTAAGAGTAATTTTAAATTCTTTTAAAGATAAAATTTTTGTCGATACATTAAGAGTTGAATATTTAAAACTGTTCTTCTCAAGTATTAGATATGTACTATCGGAGCAAACATTAGTTGATTGGGTATTTAAAACTAGTTTTGTAAAGGCAAAACATAATGTAGGTAGTTTAAAACAAAAAGTTACCTACAATAATGATAACTTAGATAATTTTGAAGATTATATTAATGAAGTTAAACCTTATAGAACTAAAATTAGAGAATTTATCAGTACATATAATACAGTTCAAAATACTCCGTTAAGTCTAACAGACTTTGATTTACAATCTACTATTAGTAATCAGGATACAATTATTCCAGTAAATGTTAGGGTTTCTGAGACCGTAAATGCGGTTCCTCCTGTAACAGAGATTAGTGGTACTAGTGTATTATCGGAATATCCGTGGAAACATTGGTATGATAATGTTGGATTTACACTAAGTTCGATTGAAATCGTAGATGGAGGTTCTGGATATATAACAGCCCCAACCGTTATTATAGAAGATAGTTATGGAGTAAAAGCATCAGCAAAAGCATTTATTTCAAACGGACAGGTGTCTAAAATTCGAATAATAAATTCCGGAACTAGATTCCTTAAAGCACCAATTGTAACTCTTTCTGGGGGAACAGCCTTATCAGACAATTATGCTAGAGCTGTAGCAATTATTGAAAATGGTGTCGTTAGAAGTTCTATGATTAAAATGAGATTTGATAGAACAACTAGAACATATGCAGTAACTAGTATTCTTGAAACAGAAACATTCTCTGGCGACATTCAAGTAACAGGAAAGAGATTACAATTTGATCTAAAATGGGCACCAAATACTGAGGTTGGGAAAACTTTAATTACAATTAATAATGTTGAAATATTAAGAGATGATTATAGATTAGTTGTTAAGAATACACAAATAAATGGATTTACACAGTACTACGGATCTGTAATTTTTGAAACTCCGCCAACAAAAGGTGCAACTGTAGTTATTAGATATAATAAATCATCTATACATCTTAATGCTGCGGATAGAATTAATTTTTATTACGATCCTCAGACTGCTCAATTAGGTAAGCAACTAAGTCAATTAATGACAGGCGTTGACTACGGTGGCGTAAACATAGTTGGTCTTGATTTCAATATACAATACGGCTGGGATAACTTACCTTGGATGACAATTCCGTGGGACACATTTGATGATTCTTTTGATGATTATGTCTATACCGGTGCGAATTATGAAGTAGTTTTAGATTATGTTCCTGCATTAAATGAAGAAATTAACGTTTATATTAGTAGGTACGATCCTGAGGACCTAAGGTCTGTGAACGGTTATTTGCCGCCTGTTAGAATCGACAACTATGATTATGAAGGTGTTCCTATTCCTGGATACCCTGATGCAGTAATGGCTACATTTGTAGGAGACGGAGTAAACCAAACAGTGGTGATCCCCGAAGATAAAATTACAATTAACAGCAATGATATTGTTATTGTAAGACGATCAACAAGCGATGGCAGCTATAAACCTTTAGAAACTAACTATGACATACGTCTTGACGGAGGACCAATTGATTATTCATCTGCTACAGGGTTAAATGCAGATGATATTATTATTGACGGTGACGGATTCGTTACACCAACGTCAAGTTCGGCACCCGAAGAAGTTGTACCAGGACATATTTCTGACACTGTAGCAATTAAAGTTTATAATAGACCAACAAGCGGGTCTGCAAAAATTATCTCTAAAAATTACAAAGGAGACAATTCAACATCTAGTTTTACCCTTGATCAGATTCCAAATGGAAATGCTGTATTAATTGTAAAATTGGACGATCAAATTTTAACCAGAGGTGTTGATTATCAGTACGATTGGAAACTAAATGAAGTTAAGTTAACAGCAGCAGCGTCTAATACACAGATAGTTAACATTACATCTTTTGGATTAAATTCATCTAATGTAGTTGATTTAGATTATTTTATAGCTGACGGTGTTTCGACAGAATTCATAACTAGAGCATCTTGGTCAAGTAATTTTGAAGGATTCGTTCTAGTTAACGGCGAAGCAATAGACTATGTTTTATTTGAAACTGATGAATCATATGGAGAATCTAGTATAGGTAAATTAGGAATAAAATTTGCAGCACCGCCTGAATTAGATTCTGTGATTACCTATGCAATTACTCCTATTATTGAAGGAACACCAGTACTTGATAAGATGTCAATTATTCGATCTGAATCTTTTGAAGCAGAGGAAGAAGTGTTTAGTTATACTCTTACTATTCCTATAGGTAAAAAATTACCGTTTGGAAGAAATTCAATTGTAAGAGTAGGACAAGAAGTTTTAAGATCTCCTAGAACATTTTATTTTACATTAAGTGGAGGTCAGTTAACTTACAATATTCCTCAATATCAGTTAACTCCAAGTACATTAACTATCTCTAATTTATCAGTATATGTTGATGGTAAGCTGCTATCTCCTGTGATTGATTATACTTTTAATGGTGCAGGAATATCGGTTACATTGTTAAGTTCTTCGTATGTCGAAGGAACAGTGCTATCTATTGCAATTTTAACTGATGCTGATTACAGAATTGAAATTGACAGTGGCGGCGTAACTAACTTAATACTTACAGAGTCATATCCAACAGGTACTGAGGTTGAAGTTATTACATACTACAATCATGATATCCTTAATGTAGAAAGAACAAATAACAAATTAGAATCCCAAGGTACAATAGTTCCAATGTCTGCAGACTATTATGAATTTAAGAAAAATACTGCCGGTATGTTTTCTTTAAAGGCACCAGTGTCTTCAGACGATTATGTATGGGTAACTAAGAATAGAAAATTATTAACTCATAGTGTAGATTATTCTTTACATCCTTTAAAACAATCAATAATGCTGTCTGAAGATCTAATATCTAGCGATATAGTTGAGATTATAGTATTCAATGATCAAGTAACTGAGCAAGCAATTAGTTACATGCAATTTAAAGATATTTTAAATAGGGTGCATTATAAGAGATTACGCTCTGACAAGCAAACTTCCTTAGCAAGAGAATTAAATTATTATGATTCAGAAATTGAAGTTACTAATGGAAGTGTGTTAGCAGATCCATTAAGTTTAAAAAATATTCCAGGAATTATTGAAATTAACGGAGAACGTATAGAATATCTTTATAAAAATGGAAATATTCTAGGTCAGTTAAGAAGAGGAACTTTAGGTACAGGTGTACCTACATTACATAGTTTTGGTATGCTTGTACAAGATATTAGTTTTTCAGAAACTATTCCTTATAATGATGAGTTAATTATAGAAAATCATTATAGCGACGGTAGCACTAAATTAGTACCGTTAGAGTTTACTCCAGCATTAACATCAGGAACCGTAGCCGACGGAAGTACTTTATATACTGGATGGCGCCGATCATCAACCCCAACACAGTTTGGACAGTGCGATGATGTTGAAGTGTTTGTCGGGGGTTGGCTAGTAATGGGAGATTGGACATCAGATACAAGTTACAATTTAGGAGATATTGTAATTTATGGTAGCTATAACTATAGATGTACAAGCGATCATATAAGCTCTGATAGCTTTTTTAATGATTCAGATAAGTGGAAATTCTTTACTGGAAACAGAAGATTAAAGAAACATCCTTATGAAGTACACTGCTTAGATAACGGACCCGAAAGTCCTGGAGCAGATGTTGAATTTGATGCAGATTTTGCAGTCGATGGCACTACAAAGGGTGTATTGTTAAGCGAAATTCCAAGTATTGGAACTAAGATTAGTATAGTTAAACGACAAGGGAAGATTTGGAATGAGCCAGGGAAATCCTTATCGTTCTCTAATACTCCAATAGCAAAATTTTTAAAAAGATACGAAGGAGCATGGCCTAATAAAACACCATAATCTTAAAAAATAACAGATATGTTATTAAAATAGTGTATTATGCGTGTTGATAAATAATTTATTAGCGAGATTATTATGCAAGGTAAAGATCATTCAGGATTACATATAGAAGGCCATATAAAAATATGGCACCCAGACACGGGCGAAATCGTTGTGAATAAAAGAAATGCTATTCATTATGAAAACATTAGCATTGCCCTTGCTGAAAGTATTGCGAACGAAGGGCAAGGATTTATACAAGAAATGGTATTTGGTAACGGGGGAACTACAATTGATCCTACCGGAATTATTACATATTTGACACCAAATTCAACAGGCACTAATGCAACTTTGTATAATGAAAAATTCTCTAAAGTCGTTAACGATAGACAAAGAACAAATATAGACCCTACGAGAAATAGGGTCGAGACTAGACATGTTACAGGAACTAATTATACAGATGTTTTTGTAACTTGTTTTTTAGATTACGGTGAGCCAGCCGGACAAGAAGCATTTGATAATACGTCGAATAATAACGGAGATTTCGTTTTTGATGAACTTGGTCTTAGAGCGTACAGTGCAACAGGTACTGGAAGATTGTTAACTCACGTAATATTCCATCCCGTACAGAAATCACTGAATAGGGTAATTCAAGTAGACTACACCGTTAGAATTCAAAGTCTAACTGGTTTAAGTGAGGTGTAATATGGGATACTACCTAGTTAATTACACTGATACTAACAAGGAACCAATACAGGTACAAGACCAGATTGGGGATAACTCCACTAGTATAAAATTTACCGGAAGGAATACTACCTCTTACGGTGTTGACATAGCTGAAAACTTCTTACACTTATTAGAAAATTTTGCCAGCAACGCCCAGCCAGAAAACCCAGTTACCGGACAACTTTGGTTTGATGCAAGTCCTAGCACCCAACAATTACAAGTTTTTGATGGAGAAAATTTTGTTCCTGCTGGAAATATTTTTAGAGCAAGCGCAACTCCGACCTCAGGACGTCCAGGCGATTTATGGGTTGATACTGAAAATCAACAGTTGTACCTATACAACGGTTCATCTTGGGCATTAATAGGACCAAACTTTAACGAAGTCAATAAGACTGGTGCTGAAGGCGAAACAATAACAGGTAAAGATGGCCAAGATTATAATGTTGTTACAATGTTTTCAAACGGTAATCGTGTAGCAATCATTAGTAAAGATAGATTTTCACCTAAGGCAGCAATTCTTGGGTTTACAGAAATAAAACAAGGTATTAATGTTTCTGCTTTAAACTTTAACGATAACACTGAAACTAATAAACTTTGGGGAACAGCGGAAGCAGCTGACGGGCTAGTAGTATCTAATAAGATTATACCAGCGGCGAATTTTTTGCGGTCAGATGTAGCATCCTATACTAACTATTCTTTTTCTGTTAGAAATGATGGAGGCATTAGTGTAGGAGCAAATGCATCTACATCTATTAGTACAGATACTGCTGGATCAGCAAAGATATATCACAAAACATCTGGATCAAGTATTGACTTTGTAGTTAATAACGGCGGAACAGATTCAGTTGCATTAAGAATTTTAGCAACAGGTCCTAGAGTTGGAATTAATAATTTATCTCCTGATACAGAATTAGATGTAACAGGATCAGCTAAGATTAGTAATAGCTTAACTGTATCAGGAACGGGCGCATTATCTATTGCAACCGCTGGCGGCATAAGCGTAGAAAAATCAGTAACAGTAGGAGAAAATCTTAGTGTTGCTGGGCAAATTACCTCAAATAGTATTATACCAAACTTAGATAGTTCTTATGATTTAGGAACTAATCCGTCAGTATCTGGCGGAAAAGCATGGAGGAATGTCTATGCTGATAAAGTATATTCAGGAGAATTTATAGGTCCCGTGACCGGTAGTTTAACTGGAACAGCAACTTCGGCTATTAGGTTAGTTGGTACTACTAACTTTAGTATCACAGGGGATATTTCAGCTCCTGCTATTGCGTTTAATGGCGAGACTGTTGGAGGGAATGTACAATTCCAAGCAACATTAAGCCAAAACCTTGTAACAAATAAAACTGAAATTTTTAGTTCCGAGTTTACTGATGAACTATTAATACACAGACCTAATACGGGTTTAAGAAAAGTAACTAAAGCAAATCTTCTAAACAATGTTCCTATTATACCAGCCGGAACTATTCTACCATATGCTGGAGAAACTCCTCCAAGCGGATATTTATTTTGCGACGGTAGCGAGATAACCATTGGTGCTTATCCTGATTTATTTGCAGTCATTGGATACAAATATAAAGAACAAACTCTTTTAATTGGTATCAATACATTTGCCTTACCGGATATGCGAGGAAGATTCGCACTAGGTAGAGATAGTATGGACAATCAGACCTTTATTACTAGATCTACTCAGTTTGATTTTGTGATAGACGATCCGGGCGATGGTTACGCAGCAGTATCAACAACTTATACTAATGTTCAAATTAGCGGCGGAGACGGCGTAGGATTAACTGTTGATGTGATAGTAAATTCTCTTGGACAGGTAACATCGGTAGTTCTTAATGCCAAAGGAACAGAGTTCACTGAAGGTACATTTACCGGGGCACTTGTTGTTGGATCAGGTATACCTTCATTACCAACTCCGGTGTCACCGGCAGTAATATTTGTAACAGTAACGTTACCAATAACAGGATTTTCTGGAGCTAGACCTATCATTGATGGTAGTGTCGAAACTCCGTTTAGTACAACTATTGGAAAATCAAGTGGTAATCCGGAGGTTTCGATAGCTGTAAGCCAACTTCCACAGCATAGCCACAATCTAAAAGGTGGTGCAGGAAATCAATATTATGCTGTAAGACAAGTTGCTGGAACTCCACCGGATCTTGATGCGATATCGGGATTAGGAGGCACTGCACCTTTGCAAGCACAATACTTAACAAACAGTGGCGGAATTGACACAACAGGCTCGTTAGGACAACCAATTGATGTCACTAACCCATTTACAACAATTAACTACATAATCTTTACTGGGGTAATTGCATGACCTATAAAATTAATAACACAGAAAATGTAGAGATTACTCAAATTATAGATGGAACCATTGATCAAACTACAGATCTTACCTTAATTGGTAAAAATGTTTCCGGCTACGGTGAATATATCAATGAGAATTTTTTAAAACTATTAGAAAATTTTGCATCTACTACTGAACCATCGAACAAAATAACAGGACAGTTGTGGTTCGATACTAGCGTAAACAAATTAAAAGTATATGATGGTTCTAGATTTAAAGCAGCTGGCGGTTCAACAGTCAGTTCTACACAACCTGCACTAGCTCAAGGCGACATTTGGATTAACCCAACTGATAATCAAATGTATTTTTATGATGGGTCAGATTTAGTATTAGCTGGACCAGTATATAAAAGTAGTCAAGGTCTTTCAGGATTTACAGTTGAAACAATTTTAGATACAACTGAAACAAGTAGAACTTTAGTTTATCTCTGGTGCGCACAAATATTATTAGGAATTTTTAGTAAAGACACTTCAGAATTCACACCAAAGAAAATTATACCTGGATATCCTTCCACTAACGGTATTTCAAATACAATTAGAAAAGGGTTCAATCCTGGAACTATTTCTCCTAAGTTTTATGTAACTGCTTCAGCAGCAGAAAATTTAGTTGATGAAAATGGTACAGTTAGATCCGTGTCTAATTTTATGACAACCTATCAAGACACTGGGACAATAGGTACAATAACTATTCAAAACTCTACTCCTTTAAAGTTAGGAGAAGCAGACGAAAGCCAAATATATGTAGATGATACAATATTTGAAATCTCTAGTAATGCGATCAATCAAGGGTTTAGTATTAAAGCATTACGGGGCGGTGGCCCGATATCTGCTTTAAAAATTGAAACATTAGAAGGTCGAGTTGGTATCTTTAACGAATACCCAGAATATAATCTTGATGTAACCGGTGATGCAAGAATTACAGGCGACTTAATTGTCGAAGGTGAAACTGTTACAATGAATACTACAGTTATCACTTCAGAAGATAAAAATATTGAATTGAATCGTCCTGCATTGGGCGATAGTACTGCTCAGACTGATTTAAGTGCCGACGGTGGCGGAATAATTTTAGTCGGAGCAACAGACAAAACTATATTATACAACTTGTCAAATGATGCTTGGGAACTATCTCAAACTATTAATATTCCTACCGGAACAGAATACAGAATTGACAATTCTTTAATTTTAAGTTCTACCACATTAGGCCCATCTGTAGTTAGTTCAAGTTTAACTTCTTTAGGAACTCTAGCACAACTTAACATTGATAATATAAACATTAACGGAAATACTGTAAGTTCTACAGATACAAACGGCAATATTATTATTAGTCCAAATGGATCAGGATCAGTTGATGTTAATTCTAGTTTAATTAAGAATGTAACAGCTCCAGTAAGTCAAACTGATGCAGCAAACAGATCTTATGTTGATACTAGACCTGTAGGGTTTTCATTAGATATTACAGATTTACCGGCACCAACTGATGACAGTATTGCATTAGTCTGTCATGACATTTATCCCGAAGATGAATTTCGAGTCGGTGCTGTAGCTAGAGTACACTGCACTTTAGATGATAATATTAATCCTGTATCTAGATTTTTAAAGAAATTTCAAGTTACTGCTTCTGCAACAGTTGCATTATCGACTGCTGCTAGAGCGACAAATTTAGCAACAATTACAGTTGGTAGTCCTCATGGATACAGCACTGGAAATGTAATTGATATTGTTTGTTCAACAGACACTACATTTAGTGCCTTAACAAGTATTACAGTAACTGGCCCAAGCTCATTTACCTACAGTAATCTGGGCACAGATCAAGGATCATTTTCAGTCGTAGGAACTGCCGAAAAACATGCTTGGTCCTTTGTAACTAACCTAACAAGTAGCGTTTGATGATAAATATTTTGAATAAAGGGGTAATTAATGCCGTACACAATTGATAGATACAGTGGCGCTTTCGATCCAATAATCGTAGAAGATGGCACTGTTGATAGCACTTTAGATATCAAGTTAGTTGGAAAAAACTATGCCGGATACGGAGAAGTGCAGAATGAAAACTTTGTACATTTGCTAGAAAATTTTGCAGGCGGAACTGAGCCACCTCGAAAAATTGCCGGACAACTTTGGTATAATTCTAGCACTAAAAAACTTAATTACTTTGACGGTACACGATTTAAAGTCGCTGGCGGCTCTATTGCTAGTGGTCAAGAACCATCGGGATTAGTAGCAGGCGATTTTTGGTTTGATACAGACAACGACTTGTTATATGTTTGGAACGGAACAGAAAAAGTTCTAATTGGGCCACAGGGTATTGCCGGACAAGGCACTATTCAAATGAAGGCACTTGAAGTTACAGCAGATGACAATACTCTAAGATATATTATTGCAGGTATCGTAGAAGATATTGGAGTATTTACAGTAAGTTCTTCGGCCGATTTTGTATTATCGGAACCAGATAAACCTACTGAATTAGAATACTTTACTGAAATCAAAACAGGACTCACGCTAAGTGCCGATGCAGGATATAAGTATCACGGAGTAGCATCTGATGCTGATCAGTTAGGTGGAATCCCATCTTCAGATTATGTTACTAAATCCGGTGTAAATGCAGCGTTTACTAGCGTAGCATCATTTTCTAATTCTGGTTTTACTGTAGGAACTTCGACTCCTAAACTTGAATGTTTAATGCAAGGGTCGGATCCTACAGTAAGAGCTACTGGCTCAAGTTTAACATTAGGTGTAGGTAATGCAAAACTTATGCAGATATTTCCAACTAAAATTATGCCCGATGTTGGAAATACGTACGATATTGGTGACCCTGGAGCAAAGTATGCTGTAGTATATGCTACACAATTTAATGGTACTGCTACACAATCTAATACTTTAAGAGAAGCCGGCGGCAGTTATGCAGCAGCTGATATTACCGGCACTTCCGGAACGATTGTTTGTAGAACCGATACTTCAGAAGTAATAGATGGTACTACTATACCTCCAGGCTCAATCAAAGGCGAATATTTTACAGGTATTGCTTTACAAGCACAATTTGCTGACTTAGCAGAAAAATATCTAGCTGACAGTGACTACATTGTAGGAACCGTAGTTACTGTAGGCGGTGACGCTGAAGTGACTGCATCACAAAGTGGTGACAGAGCACTAGGTGTAGTAAGTGGAAACCCTGCTTATATGATGAACAGTACACTAGAAGGCGGCACATACATTGCTTTAAAAGGAAGAGTGCCAGTAAAAGTGGTTGGTCCAGTAAACAAAGGTGACCGATTAATTGCGGCCAACGATGGTTGTGCCGAAAGAGTTGCGGTAGGTAACACTATTAGCAAGGGAATTTTTAATATTTTCGCTATTGCCCTAGAATCAAACAATGATTCTGGTGTCAAATTAGTCGAAGCAGTTATTTTATAAGGAATTGAAAAAATGGCAAAAATTACAGCAGCACAATATAATGCTATTCAATCTTCAGTTGCATCTATTTTAGGCACCGGTAGCGGGAATTCTGGTTATGGACAATCAGTAGCTTCTTCTCAAGTTGTGGCAGGATCAACTATTAGATTGAGTCAGTTTACAAATCTACGAAACGATTTGATAAGAATCAGAAATCACCAGGGAGTGGGTATTACTAACGGCTCCGGAGCAACTGGTAGTCCAGCTGGTTCCTATAATCAACTTATTGTTCCAACAAGTACATCTGTTATTTCTGATGCGCTTAGAGTACAATATACCAACATGTCCGGACAAATTGCAACAGACAAACTAGTTAGACCAGCTGAGGCTAATTTAATAGTTTCAGTTATCAACAACACAGTAACGATCCCAGCTCAGTTTTCGCTAACAACATTAGCAAATGCGGCTGGTTCAAATTCAACTACTGCTACTTTTAATGGTACTAGAGTTCATACTATTACTGTTACTGGCAGTACTGCTAATCCAGCAAGCGGTAATCAAGGGTCAACAACAGCTAACTCCGCTGCTAATCTAAGACATTTCTTTAATGCAGGCGGAAGTTTTAGATTTAGCGCAAGTCGTACCGGTGGATCAGTTAACAATAAAAACACCTACTGGACAGCATTGCTTAATTTTGGAACAATTGAGTTTAGAGGAGATACTGTTACTGTTTCTACTGCTGGTTTGTATAGCGGTACAGTTACTACTAGTGTTAATTATAGAACATTAACAACTAGCCCACAGACATTCTTTACTATTGCTGGTTCAGTTGTAACTGGTGCGACTAACACTCCGTACAATACTGCTTCTGTTACTATGACAGCTCAAAAAACAGCAGACAACTCGGGAATGACATTCATCATCACTTATAATGATGCTTCAGTTGGCGGCGGTGGCCCTAACGATGAACAAGTTGACGGAACATTTGCTAGTAACTGTGCTTTATTAAGACCGGTTGGAACTATTCAAACTTCCGGAACTAACAGTGTTACAATTGTCGCTCCAACAGTTACATCCACAATGACTTAATCAAGACTTTAGATTAAGGCTTAAAAAAAAGATAACTATACTTGCTTAGGCAGTATAGTTATTTTTTTGGAGTAAAAATGGACGACAAAGTTCAAAAAGCGTATGAAGTTGCCAATTATATGACAACTTTAGCTAATCAAAAGTCAATTTTAAAGCAAGAATTCAAACAAAATCTAGTTTATTTTTTCCAAGGGCACACGTTCCAAGTATCAAAAGATCTAATAACTTTTGTAAAAACTCTTATAGACTTGAAACAAGATACAGATGTGGTGCTTATAGATGATAACGACCTTCCCATCAAGATCAAAAATCTTAATGTGTTTTTAGAAGATATTCTAAATCAGTACTTTATGGCAGTTAACAGTTATCAAACCAAATATCAACAATTAAAACTTTCTAGAAAGGTTGAGAGTTTAGTTCAATTATGACTAAGGGTGTCTTAATCTTTGCCTTCAATAACGAAACTATTGATTATGTTAAATTAGCCAAGCTGGCTGCTAGTAGAGTCGCACAATTTTTAAAGGTACCTGTTACATTAGTTACTGATGTACAAGTTGATAAAGAAAATTTATTTGACAATGTTATTCTTTTAGCGAAAGAATTGGGTCAAAAAAGATTATTTCATGACGGGTCTTTAAAAAACTTTGTCGATGAGTGGAATAATCTTTCTAGACACACCTGTTATGACCTAAGTCCTTACGATGAAACTTTAGTAATTGACTGCGATTATATAATTAACTCTGATTTTTTAAATTGTTGCTGGGGTAAGACTAGCGATTTTTTAATTTTTAAAGATAGTTTTGATCTAGCTAGTTGGAGAAATATCAAAGAATTTAATCACATTAGTGAATATAGCATTGATTTTTATTGGGCCACTGTTTTTTATTTTAGAAAAACTGAAAAGAATCAATTATTTTTTAATTTAGTTGAATATATTAAAGATAATTGGAGCTATTATGTGATGATGTATCAAACATTAAGTTCAAATTATCGAAATGACATCGCGTATAGTATTGCGATACATATGTTTAATGGGTTTTCTAAAGAAAATTTTATAGAAATATTTCCAGCCAAAATAGCATATGTATTAGATAAAGATCATATCTTATCATTTGAAGATAATAAAATGACATTTTTATTAGAACATCCCTCGTCTGCTAATGAATACATTGTGTCCAAGACTGAAGGTATGGATGTGCATGTTATGAATAAACTTAGTTTACTACGATTAATGGACAATAAGGAATTATATGTCTAAAGGTCATGTTATTTTTGCTCAAAATTCTGATGTAAACTATCTTAGACAGGCATACGCACTTGCATTAAGTATAAAATTACATAATAAAATAAATCAAGTTTGTGTTATTACTAATGACAAAGTACCCGAGCACTATAAAAAAGTATTTGATTATATAGTCGAAATTCCGTGGAATGATGAAGCTAAAGACAGTGTTTGGAAAATTGAAAATAGATGGAAAATAATTTATGTAACACCGTTTAAAGAAAATTTAGTTTATGACAGCGATATGCTATTGTTGAATTCTAATGATCATTGGTGGAATGTTTTAAAAAATAAAGATGTAGTGTTATCTAGCAACGTGTTTAATTATCGAGGTAATAAAATTACTTCTAATTATTATAGACAATCTTTTGAAGAAAATAAATTACCAAATACATATTTTGGATTACATTATTTCAAAAAAAATGAAAGTTCTTTTGAATTTTATAAATGGTTAGAAATTTTAACAAAAAATTATCAGACCTTTTATCAAAAATTTTGTCCTAGCACTCAACAAACTTGGGCTAGTATGGATGTTTCGTCGGCATTGATTTTAAAAATTTTAGATGTTGAGGAACAATGTACACTAAAAACTCTGTCAATCCCAACCTTTACACATATGAAACCAGCATTACAAGATTGGTCATTGTTGCCCTTTTCTTGGTATGATACTGTAAGTAGTGTGTTTACTGATCAATGCGAATTAAAAATAGGAAATATTTTGCAAAACGGTGTATTCCATTATGTAGAAGATGAGTTTTTAACACATGAGATTATTCAAAAACTTGAAAATAAATTAAAGAAAAATGCCGAAGAAAAAATATAATCCAACAGACATATTTTTATATTTTAATGATAGCGGAGTTATAGAATCTATAAGTCCTGAATTAGAAGAATCTAAAAAATTTATAGCTTTAGACTTTGACGAACAGCAAAAATTTTCAAGTAGTGGATTTCAAATTGGTAATTGTATGATAACTTTTGCCGATGACGGTAGTTATGAAATTAAAGAAGTTGAAAAATCTATACCTCCTACAGTACACAGTTATATTCACATTATTAGACCAATGATTGATTCACGTGAAGAGTGCTTGATTCAAAGAATGTCCAATTGTTGGAGATTTAGACTTTCGCCTACAGTTAAAAAAAGAATATTAAGAGATCAAAATAGGAATATAAATTTCTATATTTGTAAAAAACAAGACATACACTTTTTAATTAGAACAATAAGATTTCAATTATATGATTTAGTTGAAAATGACTTTATCGAAGTTCCGTATGCTTACGAAAACGAAAACGATTTAACAAAGTTTTCAATGGTAACAGAACAGTATTTTAAAACATATGGATTATTATGACTAAAACTTTTAACATTATTGATTGCGATGTGATATATTTGAGCTATGACGAGCCAAACGCTGAAAAAAATTATGCAGATTTGCTAACTAAATGCCCGTGGGCAAAGCGTGTACACGGTGTTGAAGGATCTGATTCAGCGCACAAGGCCTGTGCAAAATTAGCAGACACCGAAAGAATCGTTATAATTGATGGAGATAACATAGTAAATCCTAAATTTTTTGAACAAACAATTGAAATTGATTCAGAAGAGTTATATAATCGAAGTGTAGTGTCTTGGTGTGCATTAAATGTAGTAAACGGATTAATGTATGGAAACGGTGGGATCAAAAGTTGGCCCAGAGAGTTCGTGTTGAACATGAAAACTCATGAAAACGCTGACGCTAATAATCCTCAAAGCCAAGTTGATTTTTGTTGGGATATTAATTACATAACATTAGACGAATGCATGAGTTGGGTGTATAATAATGCTACACCTTGGCAAGCATGGCGGGCCGGATTCCGTGAAGGTGTCAAAATGAGTTTGACACAAGGAGTTAAACTAGAAAATACTAAAAAATTTATTCACAGTGTACATAAAAAGAATTATCATAGATTGTTAGCCTGGTTAAATGTTGGATCAGATGTAGAAAACGGTTACTGGGCAATGTTCGGGGCAAGACAAGGATGTTATATGACAAATTGTACTGATTGGGATTATGTAAATGTTAGAGATTTTAAATGGTTAAATCAATTTTGGGAAGATCAAAATGCAACACTGACTGAAGATCGTATGAAAGATGAAGTAGAAATTTTAGGAGAAAAACTTAAAAGCGAATTAGATATTCCTGTGAGTAGTCCGCTTGATCCAATACAGAGTAAATTTTTTAAAGAAGTGTTTACTAACCCTTCTAGAGTAACTACTGGTGCTAGAGTTGTTAAACGATGATGTATGACATTGTGTTTATCAGCTACCAAGAACCTAATGCTGAGGAAAATTACAAAAATTTACTAAACAACTTTCCAATGACAAAACGTGTACACGGAGTTAAAGGAATACATCAAGCACACATTGCCGCAGCACAGAAATGTTTAACTAAGATGTTTTGGGTTGTTGATGGTGATGCAAAAGTGTTAGAAGATTTTAATTTTGATTATAATGTTTCTAATCAGTATCTAGAACATGTTCACGTCTGGAGAAGTCTAAATCCAGTTAACGGACTAGTGTACGGATACGGAGGAATCAAACTTCTCCCAAGAAAACTAACTTTAAATATGGATGTTTCTAAACCTGATATGACAACTAGTATTAGTAGACATTTTGTTCCAGTTTCCCAGGTTAGTAATATTACTGTTTTTAATACTGATCCGTTTAATACATGGAAAAGTGCATTTAGAGAGTGTGTAAAATTAAGTAGTAAAGTAATTGATAGGCAAAAATCTAATGAGACTGAGGAAAGATTAAATGTTTGGAGATCAGTAGGATCTGATAAGCCTTATGGAGAATATGCAATTCGCGGTGCGCATGAGGGTACTAACTACGGAACTGAAAACAAAGGCAACGTTGATGCCTTAAAAAAAATAAACGACTTTATATGGTTAAAGGAAAAATTTGATGGAAATTAAAGATTTGTTGGATAGATTTGAACTGTTATTCAATACTAATGAACGAATATCTGATTTACGCAGGTCTTATACTGATAAAGACTTTTCTAGTATTTTTAGATTATTAGATAATGAAGAATTAAGAAAAGCTGTAATGGAGAAAAATCTACACAGTATTTTTAGACTTTTTGATGAGAATGAATATACTGAGGATATAAGAAAAGCAGTCATTGAAGAAAATATGTATAGTATTTTTAGAGTTATTCCTAATTTAGAAAACGATGGAATTGAAGAATTAAGAAAAGCTGTAACTGAAAAAAATTTACACAGTATTTTTAGATTAGTAGAAAATGAAGAATTAAGAAAGGCAGTTGTTGAAGAAAATTTATATAGTATTTTTAGGATTTGTAATAATGAAGAATTAAGAAAATTAGTACTAGAAGACAACGTTTGGAGTCTTTGGAAGATTTTATCTAACGAATTAGAAACACAGTTTGTTTCAGCATTTAAAAGTTTTTATATTGAACAAGTAAATTATGATGACGATTGTTTTTCTCGAGGACAACTAGCTAGCAAAATGTGGTTAATACATGAGCTAAAGAAACTTGATTTAGATTTAGGAACGGTATTTTTATGTGCAGGCTGGTACGGTACTCTTGCTGTAATGATGTTCGAAAGCAATTTAAAAATTAACAAAGTTAGAAGTTTTGATATTGATCCTAGTTGTGTTAAAATAGCAGAAAGATTTAATAAACCGTGGGAAATGGATTCGTGGAAATTTAAAGCTGGAATTGCTGACATTTTAAGCTTAAATTATAATAAGACAACTTACGATGTTTTTAAGCCAGACGGAACAACAGTAACTTTAGTAGATATTCCTAATACGATAATTAATACTAGTTGTGAACATATAGGAAATTTTAATCAATGGTACGAAAGTATACCAGATGGGACACTAGTGATTTTGCAAACTAACGATTATTTTGACATTGAAGATCACGTAAACTGTTCTAGTTCTTTGATTGACTTTACAGACAAAACTCCGATGAGAGATTGTCTGTACGAAGGTGAATTAGAATTACCAAAATATAGGAGATTTTTGAGAATTGGATATAAATGATTTTGATTTAAGAACTCTTCAAAAAGAATCTGCAAGAGCTCTAGTAGCTATAGAAGCTACCAACAATAATATTTTTAAATTTAACCAGCAGGCTCATCACGATAGCCAAAATTGGTATAAGGCTGTAATTGAATGGTATATCAACGAGTATGGTGGATTACCAAGTCATGTTGGTCCAGGAAAAGATGTTAAATTAGTTTTGGATAATTAATGTTAGAATTTACCAAGCCATTAAAAATTTATTTGTTTAAAGAAACTAACGAAGTTAGTTTAAGTATTCTTGTCAGCTCTAACACAGTAAACACTTACATGTTAAAGGTGGAAGATTTTGAAAAAATATTAGGATTTTGGAATAAAAAAGGTGGATGTCAAATACAAACTGATAATGCAGTTTGGCACATCCAATATAAAACTTCGGGACCTAGACCAGAGTCGAAACCTGCTGCATATGTTAGAATAGCAATATACTTAAAAAGTCAAGCATTTCATTATAGAGTAGATTACGATGATGTATATGAAATGCAAAAAGATTACTTTTATCAAAAAAATAATAAAATGTATTGGGATAAGGAAACACAATGAATCGAGAAGAATTTTTAAATAGATTTTCTCCAGGTACACATCCAACAATGTGTCCTTTGTTATTCAATCATTTTAGTACAGAAACTAAAGGACAAATAAAATTTTGTTGCGAAGCAAAGTATAATCCTGACATAGAAAAAGTTGACGGTAAGTCTACAAAGATTATAGAAATTTTTAATAATTCATACTACAACGAATCTAGAAAACGGATGATAAATGGAGAAAAACTTTCAGAATGTGAATCTTGTTGGATCAAAGAAAAACAAGGATTAGTTTCTAAACGATTAGAAGAGTGGAATGTCTTTCAACAAAATTATGATACTTCATTACCTGAAGATTTTTCTAATTGGGAAAAGTTTGATACAAAGTTAGTACCCAGCTATTATAATTTGCAAGTAGCTAAAACTTGTAACTATGCTTGCATTATGTGTTCTACAGATTGGTCTTCTTTAATTACTTCTATAGGGCAAAAAATGGGAGAAGAAAAAAAGACAATGTTGTTAAATCAACGATGGTGGTCTAATAATCCAGGAGAAGAACAATTAGATAAAAGTGAAACTTTTTGGGAAGGGCTTAAAGACATTGCAAATAAGTTAGAGCATCTGTATGTTACAGGCGGCGAACCTTTTATTATTAAACCTCTTTGGAACTTTATAACCTTTCTTGTTGAGCAAGGTTACTCATCAAACATTGTATTCTGGTGTAATACAAATACGTCTCAGTTTAGCGAATACCAATTAAATCTTCTTAAAAGTTTTAAAAGTGTAGAATTAAATTTAAGTATTGATGCGTATGGCGAATTGAATGAATATTTAAGAACGAGTTCAGATTGGAATAATATTGAAAAAAATGTTAACTTAGCGGTCAAACATGTAGACGATAATTTCCAACTTACTTTAGTACCTGTAGTCAGCGGGTTAAATGTAAGATATTTAGATAATTTAATTTATTGGTGGAAAAAAACACTTGGAGATAAAAGATGTGTAATTAAACCAATTATACTCACTTGGCCACGATCAATGTCTATTAATGTTCTTCCAAAAAAATATATTATGAAGTCAAAACAATCTTTAATTAATGTTATTAACGATTGTAATTTAGATTATAAATCAGACTTTCAAAATGTTTTTGATTTATTAGACAATCACGATTTTAGTACAAGAGCAAATAATAAGTTAAAAGAAGAATTTCTGTATTTTCAAGAAGCAGTAAATAAAGATTATTTAAAACAATTTAGTTATCTATTTGAACAAGATGATATACCACTATAACGACATTAGAACTGTACACTTAGAAGTTACAGATAGCTGTAACGCAGCCTGCCCAATGTGTGCTAGAAACATTAACGGTGGCGAAGACAATCCTCAGTTACCAAACACAGAATTACATCTTGATGATGTTAAAAGAATATTTACAGTTGAGTTTATACAGCAATTAGACAGACTATATATGTGTGGCAATTATGGAGATCCTATTGCTGCTAGAGATACTTTAGAAATATTTGAATATTTTAGACAATCTAATCCTAAAATGAATTTAAGTATGCACACCAACGGCAGTGCGAAGAAACCGGATTGGTGGGCACGTCTTGCTCAAGTTATGGGAAAAAATTCTAATGTAGTGTTTAGTTTAGACGGATTAGAAGATACTAATCATCTGTACAGACAAAATACTATATGGTCTAAAATTATGGAAAATGCTCAGGCTTTTATAAATGCTGGCGGCAGGGCAAGATGGGATTATATTGTATTTGAACACAACGAACATCAGGTCGACGAGGCCAGAGCATTAAGTGGGAAAATGGGGTTTGAAAAGTTTCAATTTAAAAAATCAGCAAGATTTTTCAGCAATGCCTCGGGCGCAACAAAAGACACTCATCAAGCGGCCAATCGTAAAGGACAAGCAACTACTCTTTTAAAACCTCCTACTGATGACAAGTATAAAAATACAGCATTAGCAGAATTAAGTAAAATTGATAAAAAACTAGAAGATACTATTTCTTTTGTTCCAAGTAAAGCAGAAGAAGCATTCATTGTGCAAAGTAAACAAAAATTTCATATTGATCCCTCTAAGAAAAAACCAATGGAGAAGTATTGGGACGAAGTTCCAATAAAATGTAAAGTAGCAGAAGAAAAAAGTCTTTATGTTTCAGCTGAAGGTATTGTTCAACCTTGTTGTTGGACCGCCGGACAAATGTATGTTTGGTATTGGTTACCAGAAGGCGGCCAAATTTGGCAAGCAATTAATAAAGTAGGAAAAGAAAATTTAAATGCCAAAAATCACAGTTTAGAATCAATCGTAAATGGATTATATTTTCAAGATATTGTTCCTAATAGTTGGACCAAATCTAGTTGTGCTGACGGGAAATTACAAATCTGTGCCAAAACATGTGGTGTAAAAAACGATATGTTCAGTAACCAATTTGCCAATTAACATAATAACTAAATATTTCCATGACACAAAAATATCCATCAGACACATTTTGTATTCTTCCTTGGATACATTTAAGTACAAGACCTGACGGTAGTATGAGAGTATGTTGCACTGCTAATGCTAGCGGTGTTGGATCTACAAATGCTGAAACCGGGGGTCATGTCGGAATGTTGAAGACAGAAGAAGGTAAACCAGCTAACTTAAATGTTAGCGATTTCCAATCAAGCTGGAACAGCACTTACATGAAAAATGTAAGAAAAATTATGTTAGATAATGGACAGCCAGAAAGCTGTTCAAAATGTTATAAAGAAGAAGAATCTGGTCATGTAAGCAAAAGACAATGGGAAACTAACTATTGGGCTCAGCGTGTGGACATCGATCAGTTAATTGCACAGACAACAGATGATGGACAAGTCCCTCCTAATTTAAAATATATTGATCTTAGATTCGGATCTAAATGTCAATTAGCCTGTGTAATGTGCAGTCCGCATGATAGTAGTAATTGGATTCCAGAATGGAATAAGATCCATCCTACTATACAGAATAGAGAATTAAGCAAGACCATGGCATGGGAAAACAAGGGCAGTGTTAACGGCTCAAGTTTTAATTGGCATAAAAATAATCCTCTTTTTTGGCAGCAATTCTATGAACAAATCCCGAATATGCAACAGCTTTATTTTGCAGGTGGCGAGCCATTAATCATAGAAGAACATTACGAAATTTTAGAAGAATGTATAAAGCAAGGACATGCTAAGAATTTAGAACTTCGTTATAACAGTAACGGAGTCGAATGGCGAGAAGATTTATTTGAGTTATGGAAAGAATTTAAACTTGTTCGATTCCATTATAGTGTTGATGCAATAGGTGAAAAGAATGCCTATATTAGATATCCTAGTAAATGGGAACGTACAGAAGAAGTATTTAAGATTCTAGATACACAAACATCTGACAACGTAGAAATTACAGTTGCATGTGCAGTACAGGCATTGAACATTTATTATATTCCAGAATTTATCAAATGGAAATTACAACAGAACTATAAAAAGATTAACATGTGGCCATTTGGTGCAGGTGGAATTAATCATCATTTTGTATATTGGCCACCACACCTAAATGTCAAGATCTTACCTCAATGGTTTAAAGACAAATGCGAACAACACTATGAGGAATTTATACCATGGTGGATAGAAAACTGGGAACTAGGTGTTCCTGAATGGCATAAAGGTAAGGTAACAAAAGAACAGTGGCTTAACGCCGAGTATGGTATCAAAAGATTGCGCGGCATGATTAAATTTATGAAATCAGAAGATTGGACTAACCGATTACCTGAAACAACAGAATATTTAAAAGCACTTGATACACATAGAGGTTTAAATTTTGAAGAAATTTTTCCAGAAATGACAGGAGTATTTTATGGAGTACACTAAAGGTTTAAGAAGGGAGCATTATATGCTTCCAATGGATCATCCTATAGCAGTTGAAAATATGCGTAGGCATATTAGCCGAGCATCAAAATCTGAAGATGCAATGTTTTCAAAAGAAGAATTAGATTGGATTTGGAAATTTGCATTTGCCGGAGGCAAAGAAGTTAGAATGAATAAAAACGGAACTGTGTTAGTAGCAGGACAGTTACATGAAGTTTATTTAAAATTTAAAGATAGAATCGATCAGTGTTTAGGTATACCTGCTGAAAAAAGTCCACAAGTGGGCGGTAATTATTTTATTACTCCCCAACAATATGGATTACATAATGATAGTATAAGGCCTGAAGATTTTACAACTACATTTGATAAAGTCCCGTTGAATCACGAACAACGAAAATACACTTGTTGGAAAAATTGGTTGTTACCTTTATGGATAGGAACACATCTTAATGAAGAAGATGGTGGACAAATTGTATTCTTCGATCAGCGACATATTGACTGGGCGCATGTTTATAATGGTGGCGGTCTAGTTCCTAATATTGCTAGTGTGTATAAAATTACCACTGATTACACTGAACTTCAATTCTATGACGGTCAAGGAACTGCTGTTCCTAAAGAAAACAATGCAACACCTTTTGATAAATCTGTTTTTGAGCAGGTAATGAATACTCCGTATGAAAGATTAAAAGGTTTAAGTGCTGAAACTATTTTAGATTGGGAACCAGGTAAACCTATGTGGTTCGATGCAGTACAGTTGCATAATACTAATGAAGGTACTAAGAGCAAAGGTAAAAAATTATGGAACGCTAAGATGGGTTTATTACTAACTTTCTTAGTTGAACTCGATGATGATTTACTTATAGAGTGGCGAAAAGAACAAGCTAAGATGTAATTATAGATAGGGTAGTAGTCTAGGAACAATTAATTCTTCGGCTACTATCCTATTTCCTTGACTACTTAAATGGTGTCCGTCGTCTACAATATAAGAATTAAAATTGTCACCTAATTGTGTTTCAACATCAAAATCAAGTAGATCAGTTGTGTGAGCCTGAAAGATATTATTATGTTTTTCCCACCAGATATTCCGATGACTATAGATTATGTAAGGAGTATTAGATTTTTCTAATATTTTTTTAATCGAACATATTTGACCAAAGTATAAACTTTGATCATCCCAGTCGTAAGAGTAACTAAGTTTAGCAGCCATTCGATAATCTCTGTTATGTTTATGCCAGAATTGATCTATAGCTTTTCCGTAATTTGGATTCCAGAACACAAAACTTTTTCTTAAAGAAACATCACACTTATAAATGTTTGGATGAGAAACAGTAGGAGTCCAGTCTAAATTATAATGACCAGTTCTTATATGATGTCTACTGTCAGAAGTAACTTGAAATATAATAAAATCGTAGCCTTTACCTATCTCTGATTTTAGTACTTCAAATTGTGTTCCAAGATCGCAACCACCATGGGATGCACTGTAATAGAGAACATCAACATTTTTCTCTTTTAATACTTCGACTGTATTTTCAGGTACTCCTTTTTGTCCTTCGTGATTAAATTGACTCCAACTGCACCCTAAATGTAATATTTTTTTCATTTTAATTTTTCAATAATTTTTGGTATTAAAACATTTTCAGCTATATATCTGTCACCGTTGGGCGACATATGAAATCCTCTGTCGATGGCAAATTTCTTAAAAGTTTCAATACCAATGTACTCGTTAACACAAAAGTCTAGTTCGTCGTATATTTCTTTAAGTACTAATTGAGATATCCGAGTTTTATCTACCATTTGTTTCGAATCGTGTGCATATATTAAAAACGGAATATTTCTTTTTTTAAGTAAATTTTTAATTGTTACTATTCTACTTAAAAAAATACTTTCCCAATTAAAGTCGCCCGCATTTAAAAGTTTGGCCATTTTTAAATATGTTCCTTTATTCGACAGATAAGGCCAATGTTGATTAATAATTTCTTTATGCAGCGGCATCCAAAAAATATAGTTTTTAATAAGCCAGTTTCGACATTGTACAATATTAGGATGACTATCTTCTTTTTCCCATACAATATCAGAGTCTAATAGTTGACAATGAAATCTGTCAAATGTAGTTACTTCAAATAAAACAAAATCAATTTTTTCTTTACCGTTTAAAATGTTTAATAAAATTTCAAATTGAACACCTAATCCACAACCGCCCATAGCTGTTGAATAATAGTTTACATCAATACCTCGATTAATAAGGCCTTCTGTTACAAAAAATGGTAAGCTATGATTAGGTACACCATTTACTTCACTCCAACTACTTCCAAGATGCAATATATTCTTCATATGTTTTTTTATAACTTTCTATAACTAAATTTCTGTACTCTTTATATTGTTGAACTGGCCATCCATGTACAATAATATGTATTCTGGGAGTTTTACTATTGTTCCAAACAGCATGATTCGTGCTTATATCTATTAATCTAACATCTCCAGATTTCCATGGTATAACTCCGTAGTTTTCCATACCAAATTCGCAACCAACTGGATTATTTAACGCTATATTAATTGCTTGTAACTTTCTTTTATTGTTATCTCTATGAGGCATAATGTAGCCATCTGGTTCTAAAAGCATAAATCGTACCCTGAGAAATTTATCTAAAGGCCAACAACTTTTTAACCACATAGTTGTTATAGGACATTTGTCGGCTATCTCAGTCCAATGATAGTCGGGAAGATCTTTTAAATTTTCGTATTGTTCGTCACCTTGAGTAATATGTTTTCCTCGTCCGTGAATAACAAGACTTTTCCACCCTCTGTGATCTTCGCCTTCGTCTCGATGAGAATAAAATTCGTCAAGAAGAATTTCAGCTTCTTGATACATCTGTTCATGGGGAATCTCAACATTTAATCTAAGAGTTCTTAAGTTTGATTCTTCAATAATCCATTTTAACTGAGCATCTAAATTTAGATGTTTTGGTATCTCAGTTAAATTATGATAATGATTTTCTTCTTTCCTTTTCTCGAAGAATTCCGAGATATTCAGTGTAGTATTCATATAATTTTTGTCTCCAAGGAAAGTTGAATTCTGTATCAGGATCTAAACTAACATCTTTAACATGCATTAACGCATATCCTCTTGTCGATGCTTCGCTAGTAGGTAACATTCCTAAAAAATAACTATCATTTTTTGCTAGTCTTTCTGCACTAGCTAATGTTTTTAACATTAAATTAAAATGAATTTGACTGTACAAGTATGCTGTTTTCCTATAAGACAGAATATTGCTAAACGCATACAATGTATTACCATTCATCCTATTAATTAAATCTTCTATTTCAAAGAAGCTTTCTTTGAAATAGTTACAATTCAGTTCTAGTAATCTAAACTGCATTTCGGAATAAGGTTCTACAAGCCCGTTTAAAAATTCTTGTTCTGATTTTCTAATAGACTCTTGATTGCTAACTTGAAGATTGTACCCGCTAGAAAAACATAGTTGGTCATAATCTTTTCCGATATAATTGTCTAAAACATTTTTTGTAAAATTGATTGCAGATTGACTAATATCTCTAAAATCTACAGTAGTAGCATTAGGGCACTTGTCAATAATCTGTAAGGCTTGTAGTCCGTTTGCGGGAGTTACAATTCTTTTAATTTGCGGGAGTTCAAATTTTACAATTGGTTCATTTGTACAATTAAAGATAGTGTCGTCAAACGTACATTCTATACGTAGATAAGATCCGTACTTTAAAACTAGATCATCGTATAGGTAAAACTTATGCTTTCTTTCTTCTGAAGTCCACGGCCTAATTTTAAATCCGTGTTCTAACAATTTACTAATAATTAATCCGCCTGGCTTTATCTTTTTATAGGTCTTTGTTCCATCACCTTTATCAACTGATAAAGGAGTGTGGTGATCATGAAAATTGTTCTCGCTCCTACTGATATTTGTACATGTTTGCTCTCCAGGAGAATTATACATAGGAGATCCGGATTGTTTCCAATCTTTAACATCTAATATAAAACATTGATTGTGTAGTTCGTAGTATTCTTCACCTTTGTCTAAAAGATGTCCAATTAGAGAATACTCTGGATTTTTAGAAACTAACTGTGCTAACCATATTGGATCAAATGTGTTTCCTGGTCTTGTAAAAATGACTTTAGGAGCTGTTTCTGTTTGTAAACTTTTAAATGCATCGTCGTAAGATAAAAAGTATTTGTAAAGCATGTCGTGCCTTACAGATGCTTCTAGAAGATTATAACCAATTTCCTGACCTAAGGTGTCTTTATAATCCTTGTTATCATCAACAATGTATATGATGTATGTATTTTTAACTAGTTTTCTCATGGGTTCTTCAAATTATGTTGGCTAGTTTTTACTAGCTAAATATTTATATGCTACTATTTCAAAGTAAAAATAAGAGGAAGATGTGAGCTCCAAAATACTAATAACCGGAAATAAAAATTTTGGATTGTCTTCTGAACTATTTAAAATATATCCGGACGCTACTTTTGTATCAAGGACAACTGGCTACGATTTAACCTCAGCGGATGGACAGTTATCTCTAGCCAAAAAAGTTTTAGATTACGATATTTTTATAAATTGTTCAGCACTATGGAAATTTAACCAAACTGTACTACTAGATGCAGTTTATAAATCTTGCATAGAAAACAAAAAAGATCTAAAAATAATTTGTGTAGGATCAACAACTGATCGAGTTAAAAAAGGCGGAGCATGGTTATATAATGCAGAGAAAAAAGCTTTGAGAGATTATTGTAATACACTTTCGATGAACGGTGTATGGCAAGGAGGTCCTACAGTCACTTTAGTAAGTTTTGGTAGTTTATCTAATGTACAACATAAACATCCAACTAGGACTTGTATGGATATTAGTCTTGCAGCAAATTACATAAAATGGGTTATTGAACAGCCTAAAGAATTTCATATAAACGAAATAAGCATAGACCCAATTCAGAAAGTTTAACATGGAAAAATCAGAATACGATTTTAAAAAAATACCGTTTGAAAATATAGTTCGTGTTGGACAACGAAATATGTTATATAGAGACCTTTTTACAGTAAGTTGGTTATTAGGCAGATATTGTAACTATCGTTGTAGCTATTGTTGGCCTTATGCACGGAGTGATAAAAAAGATCATAGACCAACAGAATTATGTATTAAAACTGTAGACGAAATTAAACGACAGGCTAGAGAAAGAGGATTTAATAGTTTTCATTTTAGCCTTAGTGGAGGCGAACCAACCTTTCATCCAGGGTACATAGATATTTTAAATCATTTGAATAATGATGCCCCAAATACAAATTACACCAGTGTTCATATGACAACTAATATGAGCAGAACTGTAAAATGGTTTAACGATGAATATTGTCCTGCTGTTAGTAAATTCCACCGTGCAAGTATAACTGCTAGTCTACACACTGAACATGTTGACACTAAAGAGAAGCTAAAAGAATTTGGAGATAAATTAGAACTTTGTCAAGACCATGATGTACAAGTTACAATTAATATGGTCATGGTACCAGAGTGGTTTGATAAAGATTATGAAAACGCTCTTTACTTTCATAATAGGGGTATTAATGTTACATTAAAGCCTCAAAGCGATCCCACTGCTAGTCGGGTAGTAGATGGTTATACTTCTGAAATGTTAGAAAAGTTACATAACGGAATGCCTCAACGGGCGTTTACTGAAGCTAAAGCTGCCACTGCTAAACTAGTCTCAAGACCATTTCCTACTTTTGTTAAGATGCCTGATCCAATTTATAAAGCAGAAAATCAAAATATCCCACAACACTTTCAAGTAGAATTTATAGATAAAGAACAAAAGGTGTGGTACATGGATCAGGCCGAACGATTTAATGCCTTTAATTTTAACAAATTTGAAGGATGGGAATGTAGTAGTGGATATCGAGGTATTATTATACGCGAACCAGACGGAAGCATCAAACGAAGTTATAGCTGTCACGATGTGCCATTGGGAAATATAGAAACAGGTTTTAGATTATTTGATAGTCCTAAACCTTGTATTACTCCAAGTTGTGTAAGTAGTGCCGATAGTAAAATTCCTAAAAGAGCACCTAATACTGAACTACCGTTATTTCCTGGAGATAAAACTTATGCTAAGTAAATCTCATTTAAACGTACTACAAGAGAGAGTTAAAGATAAAGATTGGGTATGGTTAAACAGAGACATAGTTCATCTTCTAGAAGGTAGAGGAAAACGTAAAATAGGCGTAATTAATTTTGATGTAGCAGCTTTAAAATATTGGGATAACCTTGGCAGGATAAAACTTTTTATTGTTGGCCATAGCATAAAGAAATTAAAAGAATACCCTAAACTTTTATTAATGGTCAGAAATGAAGCGTTACCAAATTACAGATGGAAAGAAATAGTAGACTTTATTTTAGAAATAACAGGAAAAAATATTGAAGATATAATGGTTGTTGATGCAGGATATACTACAGACGGAAGTTACCCTCACATAGGTACAAATCCTTTTGTTATTAATCCTGTATTGGATCTAACAAGTGTAGTGCGAGCACTAACGCCTATTTCTCAAAGAAAAACTTTTTACAATTCTTTATCAAGAAATCCAAAAAATTTTAGATTATTATTTACTTTAGAATTAGTTAAACGAGACCTTTTAAATTTAGGGTGTGTGAGTTTTGGAGTTTCAGACGATTACGGGGACGAATTATATAAAGAATTAATACCTGCAGAATACACACATTTGTTTCCAATGTATGCTGACGGAATAGTAAAAAGAAATCAGTATGTAGTCACTTACCCGCCCGAAGCAATAGATTCAATAGTAAAAGTAGTTTTAGAATCTACTTATGACGATTCTATTATACCTGGAACAAAATGTACTAACTACTGTGGAGGTATTTTTAGTGATAGAGTATTTTTAACAGAGAAAACGTTTTTTGCTTTTCAATCTTATCAGATACCATTATTTGTAACAGTTAAAGGGCATGTGCAAGCTGTTAGGGATCACGGGTTTGATGTCTTTGATGATATTGTAGATCATTCTTACGATTTAGAACCAAATCCGGGTAATCGAATAAAAATGGTAGCAGAAGAGCTAGAACGTCTTTTAAAGAACAAAGATTCCATAATGTCCGTTACTAATCTCAACGAGAGGCTAAAAAAGAACAATCAGCATAGACAGATTGTTCAAGAGCAGATCGGAAAAAATCTTAAAGAAAAACTTACTGAATGGTTTAATCAGTAATAAAATTATTGATCATAGGAACTACTTTAGAAATTACTTCTGCACATGCACGAGCAATTTCCATGTGTTCTTTTTGTGTTCCATTAGAGGAACGAAGTTCGATATAATGTATCCAGCTACGCAATGTACCGTTCATATATAAACGACTTTCAATAAGCCCTTCCGGCAATACAGCACGAGCTTGTTCTTTAGCTATACCGTTTTCAATAGCCCAATTATATGCCATACGTGCTTCAGTAATAACATTGTTCTGCCACCGACGCCATTGTTGTTGTAAGTCGTCATCGTCGGTTTCTATACTGTTCTGTCGATTAGCAGTATCCTGGAGTCGTGCCTCTCTATGTACAAAGTTAAGGTCCTTTGTTGGATCAGCGTAGCGTTGACTAAATTCTTGAAAGCTAAAACTACGATGTCGTAGCATTTGCCTTGCAATGTCTCGTGTTGTTTCGATTTCTAAACACACTGATACCATTTCAAGCGGACTCCAATGTTTATGTTTAACTAGATAGTTAATTAATTTTTCGCTGGTTCCTGTATTGAACTGATTACTTGGATTACTTACTCTTGCACAAAAAGCTATAAGATCTTGTGCATCTTCGAGCCCTTGTGCAAGAATTTCAGGAGATGGTGTACTATGTGATATTAACTTTACTTTCATTTTAACTTTCTATTTTTGAAGAATTTTTTAGTACTGTTTGTAATGTCTACTCTAAGTCTCTCTGTGTCGAGTTTAAAATTAACATGTTCTATGTCATCTTTATAAGATCCGAGCATTTCTCGAACTTCCTTCTCAAAATCACTCCACGATGTATAGGATAATTTTTTTTCTACTTCTATTGACCAAACTTTTTTATTTTTGAAAACAACATCAATGGCATGTATGTATTCAATTGGTATAGCATCAAATTCAATTTCTTCAAAAATTTCAGACCAAGTATCGTTGATATCTTTAGGAAACCATTTGTTTTCGCTCTGGTTTTTTCGTTGGGACAAGATCTTCCGCCAGTCTTCTTAAGTTTGCAGCTTCCTTACTTAGTTTGTCTGCTTGACTTCTGTATAGTTTTGCAGTCTCCTCTGGTGTTGCATTTGGATTAGGAGTAACTAAATCAGGTTCAGAAACTTTCGGTACTTCTTGAATAGTAGCCACATCTACTGTTTCAGATTTTGGACCTTCTGATTTACTAGGCGATTTAAGAGCTAATTCATCTACAGTGGTTCCTCTTTGCTCGGCAATCATTTGATTTAACTCAGACAGCTGAATAGCAGTAGTATGATTAGGAATCATTTCAATATCTTTAGTAGCTATTCTAACTAGCTTTCCTTCAGCATGTAAAGCTGGTAACATCATTCTACCATCTGAAAATGGAACCCTAGCTAATACCTCGCCAAACTCAAAGGAAGCTTGTGCAGTATTACCTTCGACGCAGCTAATAATCGCGTCGTGTTGACTGTCTGATAATAACTCTGTAGGAACTATAAGGCAATAACTAGAGTCACCAGGCAGTGTTCGAAAAACGACTAAGCATTTTTTTGCATCAGCCTTAACGCGACCTACGTGTTTAAGATCCATTAGATGCTCCTTTAGATACAGCATTTAAGAATGCAGTAAGTTTATTATAAGTTTGTCCAACTGCCATCATTTCTGCAGGCTTAAATGCACCTCTTGAACTAGCAATGTCAACAATCATTTTCATTGCAGCCAGATCATTGATGTTTAATTCGGTACCAGCAGCATTTTGAGAGCCTGCCTCGGACTGAGCTTCGGCAGACTGTGCAGTTAAATTAATTTGATTTTCTTGTGTTTCGTGTTCCATAATAATCTCCTTATACACTATATATGATAAAAATTTGTTTCATAGAACAGAAATGAGCAAAATTATGATTCTTGAAATTTTGGATTTTCGTAGTAGGCATATGTTCCAAACGGCGGAACAATTTTATCATTACCGTGAATAATAAAGACAGTATCGCAGTAATTTTCGTCACCCCAACTACCCCAAGGATATCCATCAGTAAACATGATAAATTTCTTTGGTTCAATATTGTTTTCTTTCATATAATGCCAATTAGCATCAAAGTCAGTACCACCGCCACCTTTGACTTCGTATCCTCCGATGTCGTCATTATACCCGTCAAAATCTGCCTCGTTGTAAACACTTGTATCAAAGCACCAAATCTTTAACTTAAAATCTTTGTACTCTTCCATAATTCCTTTAATTTCTGAAAGGAAATCTCTAGCTTGATCATCGCCAATGGATCCACTCATATCTAAAGAAATAGCTATATCGATAGTTTCGTCAAATCGCATACCTGGTAAAACAGCACCAGTGTGCCAACCTTTTCGATTTGGACGCATAAAAGTATAATCGTTTTTAATAGTGCTTTGGATTTGTTGACGTAGCAATGTGCGCCAATTTATTTTAGGTTCTGTTAATTCTTTAATTAATCGTTCTACACCCGATGGCACATTACCTGCGCCTGCACCTTGAGCTGCTTGAATAGTAGCATCTCTGATCTCGTCACGAATTTTTTTCAATTCTTCTTTTGAATATGACGGCCTACCGTCGCCGTTATCTTTATTCCAGTCAATGTGTTCGTCAAGTAACTGACCTAGAGCTTTAAGTTGCTCTTCATCCATGTTTGAAAAGATTTCATCATACACTTGTTCTGCACCCCAACCGTAATATTTGGAGTCATGAAATATTTTAATTTCTGGCGGAACTTCTCCGATCTTGTCTCGAACTAATTGACCATTTACACAATAGTCAGCAGCCGCGTTCCAAATGAATCGATCACGGCCTTCGACACGACTCATATGATCAAACACATTATGTAGAATTTCGTGTGCAACAACAAATTCAATTTGTTTGATATTTAGAGTTTCGAAAAATTTAGTATTATAGTATAAATGACGTCCGTCAGTAGCCGCAGTAGGACACCAATCGTCTGCTTCTTTAATTTGTAGACGAGTAGCCATGTTACCAAAAAACGGATGACGTAGCAGGAGACCAACTCGAGCTACAACAATTTTATCAACGATTGGATCAGTATTATACATATTTTTCCTTAACTGTTAGTATGTACATATTATAACACCGCCCGTAGGCGGTGTCAATGTTTAATGGACCAAACAATTATCGATCGGTCGCTTGGCTAATATATTTGCCATATTTAGCATGGAAATCGTCAAAACATTCGATCTCGTCTGGATCTAATGGCAGCTGATACTGTGTAAGTGCTAACTTAGTACCCATAATAACCAATTCAGTTTCAAAGTTATTCATGATAAAGTTAAAGAAATTGTTAACTTTTTTGTTCCAATCCTTATCGTTTTTATCACATGCATCTTTGAGTTCATAGCACAAACTAATAGTCAAAGAGTACATAGCTGAAATCTCTTTTGATTCCATCTTTTTAACCTTGCCAGTTAACACATCTTCAGGCTTAGGCATCTTGCTAGCCACTTTACGATGTGCCATAAATTTAATAGCAAGACCTTCGCCCACTGCACCTGATACCAAGTCAGTAAGAGTGTTCTCGTCACCGTCTTCGTCGTCGAGTAATTCACTTACAAAACTCCAAGTACGAGGAGTAGCAAATGCACGACTAGCAGACTTAGGATCAAAATCATAAAGATCTTTTTTGCTGAAAGAAAGGAAACCAACGACATCCTTATTGATCTTATTTTCAGTAGCCCAACCAAAGTAGTCGTCCCAGTCTACACGCATTTCCAAGTGAACAAAACGGTTCGCCAATGGAGCAGGCATACGATAAGTAACACCCTTGTCGCTTTCGCGGTTACCAGCGGCAACTAGAAAAACATTGTCAGGCAATTCATATGTGCCAACACGACGATTAAGAATCAACTGATAGGCAGCAGCCTGTACTGTGGGCGCCGCAGAATTCATTTCGTCTAGGAACAAAATGACATTTTTATATTTTGATGCTAGTGCTTTACTGGGCAATTCAGATGGGGGAGCCCATGCCATTGTACTATTGTTAGAATCAAAGTACGGAATACCTTTGATGTCAGTCGGCTCCCAGAGGCTCAAACGAACATCAATTACATGAGCATCAAGCTCGACGCCCAACTGCTTAATAATGTCCGACTTACCGATACCCGGAGGTCCCCAAAGGAATACAGGACGCTTGTGCTTGAATGCTTTACGCAAACCTTTTTTAGCAGCATTGGGTCCAACTTGTCGAGATGAGATTTCGCTCATTTATTATCCTTTAAAAAAATTGTGGTTAAATTGTGTTACAGTCAGTATTATATGACAGAGTTAGGCAACTGTCAAATACTTTTTAGCCATTTTGGACTTCTTCTCTGTTTTTCATAGCTTTAACCAATCCGTATTTTCGAATGTCGTCCGAAAACATGTAAAGTTCAAAAGCTTTTTTTTCAGAAAAAACAACCAAATAACTGTTAGTAAGATAATAAGGACAATCAATATATCTATCAAAAAATATGATTGTTTGGGGACTTAGTTCGATTGGTTCAGTGAACTTAACTTCGTAACTTCTTAACTCTAGCTCTTTGGTTAAGAAATCGTATCCTTCATCGGATAATCTCAATCCGCCTTCTTTTTTTGAACGGTGACTTTGCCACCATTTGAACATATGAATTTTTATGTTAGCAGGATCACAAGATTTTTCTTTTTGTTTAAGAAAAATTTTTGTGTATGTTTCCTTGGCTATCATTTAACTGGATCGCCGGATGTTAATTTATAAACTTGAAAATCTTTACAATTAAACATTTGATTTAATTTTTTAGCAAGATTGTGTGCATGTCCGGGGTTACTAAAACTGACTTTTTTATATTTTGGTCCAGGGTAACTAGTTAAACTATTAAAACTTTTTAAATTGAAAGGACTACCTTTATAGAAGACAGCCCAAACTGCTTCTGCTTCTAAAATTTGATCGCATTTATAATTTTTTTTATTTACTTGTTCCAGAAGAACTTTTGGTTTTGGTCTCGACATATATACGTCTCCGAAATGTACGTATATATTTATCCATTTTTTAGTTAAAAACCACCACCGTCCATTTTTATAGTAACCGATTCTCCAGATGTTTTTTGTAGTGCAGAAAGAACTTCTGTATAGTCTTGCAGCAGTTTAGCACTAATTTCACCTAAACAAAATGCTAAATTTTTAGCAGTTTTTATATCTAACTTAATTTCTCTTTGTTGGCTTAGTTCTGCAGCCCTTACCTGTTGTATAAACTGCTGAATAGGTAATGTGTTAATAGTATTATTTTGCATGACTAAGTACCTGTTTCATTTCTAATTCAGTTTTAAAAGGTCCTCTGGATTCATATCTTTCAATAGTGATTAGTTTAGGACAGAACGATTTTACCCATCCTTTATCAAATCTAATGGTATAATATCCTGCACAGTATAAACTTTTACTTTGACTACTCTTTGTAAACAAAGGTAATTTTCTCTTAATATCAAAAAGAGGATTGTATGGATGACATGGTGTAGGAAATCCGTAAACATCTCTTACTTCTATTGAAGAGATTTTAGTTTTGATAGATTTTCCAAAGAAATCTTTTCCAAAAATTTTAGTTAGTTCGTCTTTACGATTAAAATATTTTTCGCCGTCTTTGGAACTTAACATAAACTTGTTGTTTTCTTTTTTATGTAAGATAGCAACCTTTTCACCATCTTTTTCTATTATCCAATACTTTCCTTCTATAATGGGTTTAGCTTTTAAATTCATTTGTATCCTTTATAGATTTAAATTAGTTCAACTTCTTTACTAGTATATTTGGCAGCGAATGGTTCTGCATATTGTTGAATGTTGTCTGAAATTTTTTGTAAGTCAAATAAATTACAAAATTTTAACATTCGAATTCCAACTTGGTCAATTTTCTTAGGAGAACTAGTCTGTGCATGAATAGTTTCTTTAATCAAAGATCTAATATGATCAGGTTGTGCAGTTAGATCACAGAGCTGTACATTTCTATTATAGTCGTCGAGCACTCTATGTTCAACACCGTTATGATCCATCCAACGTTGTAACATGAGATTGTTCCACGCGAATCCTTTTGAGTTTCTATCTTCAAACGCTTCTGTTAGTCCTACTTTATTTTTTGTTCCTTTAACGCGAACTCCTGGGTATGCTGAAAACACATTATCGCTTGTATCACCTCGCATACATTTTTCGAATAGCAGCCATTGTGGATTAGGTGCCGGCTTCGGCTGCTTAGTTTTTTTATCAATTACTTCTTTTCCTCGATCGTCAAAATATCCTTTGTGCGTAGTAGTTACATTTGCTACGCCGTTGTATTGCCGAACAGTTGGAGAAATTAGTTGTGCAAAGTCGCTGTCAGTGCTAATAATAACATGACTGTCGTGAGGATGACTTTGTATCCATCCTGCAATAAGATCATCTGCTTCTAACTGTGGGTGTTGTAACACAGTACAATTAGATTTCTCAGTAATGAATTCCTTAAACTTATCAAAGGTTTCCCAAAAGAGTTTATCTTCTTCTGCTTCTTTTGGAGTCATAGCAGCTCGAGTTTCGGCTCTATTAGCCTTATAGGGCGTATAAACGTCTTTACGCCATGATCGACCTTCAAGACAGAATACAACATGCTTGCCCTCAAAATCTTGCCAGGCCTTTTTAATACTGTTAAAAGTAATATGGAGAGCCATACCAAGTTTAGTATCAGCATCTCCACGAACTACGTGCCTAGCACGGAAAAATGTATTAGCAGTATCTACTAGAATATATGTCATGAAACTTCTAATTTGCCTTTTGAAATTGGAACAACGTTAATATATCCGGCTCCTCGAGTAATATCTTGACCTTCTTCGGCTAAGATATTACGAGCAAGGTCACGGAACCATAAATCAACAACAAGCTCGTCTGGATCACCATCTAAACCATAACCCGCTTGTCTTAATTGTACAATAAAGTATTCGTTCCAGTCAAGTTCAAAAAAGCCATTTCTAGGATTTTCTGGATTGACCTTAGTATCTAAAACAGCAATATAAGGTTCTTGGTTAGCAGTAGCTCGTTCTTTTGGCGTCATTTTAGCCAATTCTTCTTGTTGACGAGCTTCTTCTTCTGCCTTTTTAGCTGCTTCTTCGCTAGCTTTAGCTTCAGCTAAACGAGCTAATGATTCAGCTCTTTCTTTTTCTAATCGTTCGATGCCCGTTATTTTTTTAATAAAGTTTTTCATTAGGTTCCCCATTCGTTTTTAAATAACGGCACTTGAAGTCGATCACTGTACCGCCATCCTTTTTGCATTGCCATCTGTGCCACTGTTCTATTATTAAGATTGTACACCCGTTCAACACCCCCGACAGGCATAAGATAAATGTGACCTTCGAAACCGTTATCGCGATATTCTTGAACTGCCTGTTCTGCATCTTTAAGATCCTCTTCAGTGGCGACTACGAATTTTAGATAAGTGTGTCCTAGTTCTTCATATTCTCTAACGATATCTGGACGTATAGCGTCTTCTTTCTTCTCTCCGCTTACACCTAGTTTTGGACTCACGCTAAACGTAAGATTGTGATACCCTTGTTTGTGTGTCCACTTTTCTAAGTACTTTCTAAAATCTTTAGATATTTCTTGAGTACCATTTGTTTCAAATGTTATATCTTTTAATTTTTTCATTTTATCGTGACTTAACAAATCTGGATAAGCACGTTGCCAACCTAGCAAAGGTTCACCGCCTGTAATAACAAGATGCTCACTGCGCCATTTATTATAAGGAAGTAATTCCATTATTCTATCAACTATAGCATCTACAGTTAGCATAGGGCTTAGATCTTTAAATGCTGGATGCCAACTTGCATAACTATCACAGCCTGTAGTAACTAACGGCAGTTCTTCGTACTTATGAAAAGATTCAATATTGGCATGTGTATATGCAATATCATCTGCTTCAATACTAATCTCACCGCGTGGCATACCAAATCCGGCGCATTTAAAATTACAACCGTATGTACGTAAGAAAACAGAAGGAACACCCATAAAGCGTCCTTCGCCTTGTATGCTATAAAAAAGCTCTGCTATTTTTATTTTACTCATCTTTTTTCTTTCTAATATAACTTTCTCTTAATTTGTCTACATATTCTATAGAAGATTTTAAAACTTCAGAATAATTAAGAGCTTGTTGTGTTGTAAGAGAAATCGACGACTCTGTCTCTATATAGCCCTTAGTTAATAATATCCAAATTTGTTTTAGTCGATTAATAGACCACCATTTAGATTTAACTGTGGTATAGATTGTAATATCTATACCTATGTCGCTGGCTTCTACCCAAAGATCGTGAGAATGATTTGCATCGTGACAATTACAGGCAATACGGTAAGACACTGAGTCCCCCCATTCGCCCGTTTTATAAATTCCTTCTGCAGGTATCTGCGGTGTCATTGCTTTAATACCTCTAATGTGGCTATCTTAGCTATTTTCTCTCCAAAGTCTTCATCCTTACCAATAACATACATCTGATTATGACTACGATCACTGTTACGATCATGATATCTAAATTCTACTACTTTACCGCCAACAGCATTGTATACAGTAAACTGTAAAACAGCATCGCTATTCAATTGACGAGTTTCATAAACACTGTTAGGAATACCAATGCCTAAAGATTGTGATTTTTCCATACCGGCGTCCCACGCTTCCTTAGACCAATCTCTGAATTTTTTCTTAAACCATTTTTTAATCATCGTTCATTCCTGCAATAAATTCGCTAACGCGACGTTCTGCTTCTTCTCTATCAACAGCCATTAATGTTACTGTCAATACATTGTTTTTGTCAAGCTTAACATCATACGGCATCTTGCCATTAAGAACAAATCCTTCGGAGACATTACGTACTACTTTGTACTCTCTAAGATTTTTCATCCTATGAATAACATCTTCGACTTTTTTGTCCATTACTCTCTTTCCATTGATGAAACTTCAGTAACTATAGAAACTACCTGTTCTAAATTTTGACAAAGTACTTTAGCAGTTGCCCAGTCGCCGTCGGAATTACGTCCCGACACTTCTACCATAAATCCGTTGTCATACATATTGATAGTAAAACTATCTCCTACTTTTGCTAGCTTGTCGCCTATATTCATTTTATTTCTCCTTGTTTAATAAATTACGATAGTTGCATAGATCATCTATTAACGGCGAATGCCCCCATAATAAAAATTCTTCGGCAGTCCATCCAATATAGTAATCGTTAGCTTCTCTTCTTTCGGGCCACCAGTCGACAGGAAATTCCTCATCTCCTAGTAGATCCCATTTTTCTCCATTTATAATTTGAAAACTAAATTGTTCTTCAAGTGTTCCTGTTAAACAAAGATACTGATCTTCATCTACTTCTATTATATCATCTTTGTTAATTAAAGTCACATTTAAGTTTCTTTCATTTTATTATCTTGGAGCAAAATCTTGTTGTAGTTTGATGTTATCAAAGAATTCTTTTTTAGTGCCTTGATCATCTTTGAACGCACCTTTTAATACTGTAGTCTGTGTAAGACTACTATGTGCCATAATACCTCGATTCTCACAGCAGCCATGTGTGGCCTGAATGTACACACCTACATCTTTAGCGTCAGTAGCTCGACTAATTTCTCTTGCAATATCGTTGGCCAGTTCTTCTTGTAGAGTACCGCGTCTAGCACACCATTGAGCGATTCGAGTGTACTTAGATAAGCCAATAAGTTTATTAGCAGCAATGATACCAATATATGCTACACCATTAACTGGTTGATGATGATGACTACACATACTTCTTAATTCGCTACGTACTACTAACATTCCTTCATATCGTTCTTCTGAATCGTTAGGAAATGCTGTACAGTCCGGCGCCGGGTCATATCTTCCTGCCATTATTTCGTTGAAATACATTTTAGCAAGCCTGCGGGCTGTGCCTTTACTGTTAGGATCGTTTTCGCGATCAATCAGCAGTGTGTCTAGTACACCTTCAAATGCTTCTGTAGCTTCATTAATTAAGTGCTCTTTGTCGCTGTCATGAAGATAGTCGCTGATATTGTCTCCTGCCCAGAAACGCTTTCCTTCTCTTTTCATTTTAGCACGTAGTACAGCAGATAATGTTGATTCTTGGTAGCCACCATCTCCGGCCATAGCATCTAAGCCAGTCTCGTCGTTGCTTTCATACATTTTGTTATATACCATAAGTTTTCCTTTATTGCTATTTTACAATGTTATTTAGGTTTAGTCAACCTTAAAAGAGTATTTTTCTTTACGGCTGCATCAAGAGTATTTAGGTTTACACTATGATCATCTGCATATTTTAATAGTGCTTCTGTATCTTTAGGAAAACATGCTCCACCGAACCCATAATACTTGTCAGGCCCGGGCACTTGCATATGACTATCGCCTATGCGCTTGTCCATATTAATCAAATTAGACAGTTGCCTCCAATTGTAACCTTTCTTATCGGATAATTGATATAGTTCATTCATAAAGACAACTTTTGTAGCAAGGAAACTGTTAATGGAATATTTGACAAATGCTGCTTCACCGATACCGCATAGTTCAATATGCCTAAGTTCGGTTTGCAGTTGTTTAATAATTCTTATTGCTTCTCTTTGATAAGCACCAACAGTGCCGCCAACTATAGTCCATTCTGCTCTAGCAAAGTCTGTTATACCAGATGAGGCTCTAAGAAATTCTGGAACGTAAACTAAATTAGGTAACAGTTTACCCCAGTCTTCGTAAAAGTCTGGCGGCGCAGTTACTTTACTAATAATAGTTCCAGTAAATCCAAATTGCAATTCTTTTAAAACACTCTCAATAATACTAGTATCACATTGTCCGTCTGCACCTTGCGGACTTGGGACACATATAAACACACAAGAACATTCTTTTTTTAGATCATAGTAAGTTGTGTTCCATCCCTTGGCTGGATCAATAATAACTGCTTGAAATGGAGGCACTATGCTTTGTGCTATTGCTTCTCCAACATAGCCATGACCAATAATTCCTATTTTTTCATACATTACAAATACTCGCTTAATAATATTTCACATAATACACGATCTTTTTCTGATTTAAATGTAAATGTCATAAAGTGTGTAGTAGGATGACTAGTATATCTGTGACCAGGTAATCCAAATACTTCCATTACCTTAGCACAGATTTCAGTCCACGGCATATCAGGGTGCTGCCAATTGATCCATACTGTGTGTGGATTTTTTATAGTTTCCTTTTTCGGGTATAACATGTCTAACTCCACCTCTTGGATCCTCCATATCGCCTATACGTCGTGGTATCATGTGTACGTGGGGATACATCACTGTTTGTCCAGCTGCTTCTCCAACATTTTGGCCGATGTTAAAAGCATCCCACCTTTCAGCTTCAACACCCTCGTGTCCGAACTTGTAGGCTGCTTTGTAGCATTCCCAGAGATTGTTCCAGTTTTCTTGGGTAGGCACAAATAACAAATGCCCTTCGGTAACTGCATAAGCGTCTCTGAAGACCCAGAAGTCTTTGGTTCTGTACTCGATTTCTGTCCACGGTGCTCTTTTTTCATTTAAGGCCTTTTCAATATCTGTCAGCATACTCGTTCCAAACCATATTCATTAATGTAGAATAATTATCCCAGGCCTTTTTAACAGCAGGGTTATTATTTCTTGCTTTAATCTCAATCATTTCTTTACGCTTTATATGATTGATGTAATCTTGATCTCCACGAGATTTAACAATTACGTCATTCATTCTTTGATCAATTTCGGCTAAGGCATGAAAGTTATCTTTAGGTATTAGAATATCATAACACTCTAAATCTTCTGTAGCAAAATAAAAATCATGTGCATCCTGATAAGTGCTAACCTGTGGTGGTTTAGCCTTTCTAATAGTGCGTGAACTAGGCCTCAATTGAATATCCCAATTACAGCAGAAACGATCTAGTTCTTTATTATCCACGCCAAAAGTTCTCCCAAGGATATACTATCCAGCAATCCTCTTCAGCCTTGTTAATTTCATTAGCTGAGTAATCTACTTCTTCTTTGCTGGCAAGATTATTATGAATTACAGCAAAACGAACATTATTGTTCCAAACAGTATCCCAAGCAAAGTGATTTGGTAAACATCCGCTAGGCCAATCTTTCTTAATCCACGCTATAGTAGCACCGGTGTCGTTGATGTCGTCAACAATAAGAATTTTTTTTCGATAAGCAGGATCAGTTTGAGTACCTGACTCCCCTCGTACTTCTTCAGGAACATAACCAAATGCATCTTCGGCCATACCTAAGTCGCTGACACAATCTCCACCGTCGCGTAAACTGACCTGTAATGGTCGCATAGGAACATCAAGATATTGACTAAGCATTACTGCTGGAACAGCACCTCCTCTTGTAATACCTACAATATAATCCGGACGCCAATTATCATTGTTAATTTGTTTAGCTAGTTCAAGAACGTGTCCTTGAACGTTTCTCCAAGTTAAGTAAATTTTTTTCATCGTACACCGTTTGCTAAGGTTGTCCAAAGCTTTCCAATTTCCTCTTTGCTAAGGAAAAAATCGTAAGTGCTAGTATTAGTTAATTCACCTTCGTCGTTATACTGTTCTCCAGTAAACATAAGATGGTTAAAGCCGTCTGGCTTTACACAGTTGTTAATTTTTAACCGAAGCTTCCATGCAGCTTGATCTGTTATTAATTGTTCAATCATTTTGACCCCTTTAAAGTTTCCCAAGTTTTATATTCTGCTAACGCTTTGTTGTATTCATCATTAATCTTCT